GTCCTTGATTATGCTAGAAATTCTTTAGGGATAGCCCTTGCTGCCGAGAAGACCACGACAAAGATTTATAAAGATGGTGGTCGTCCTAGCGGTGTTTTAACCATGGATAATCTTATAAAGCCAGAGCAAAGAAAAGAAATAAGAGATAATTTTTCTAATCTGACAGAGAGTATAGATCAAGGTCGCTTGTTTGTACTTGAGGCGGGGATGAAATTTCAACAAGTTTCCCTGTCACCAGAAGATATTGAATTGCTATCGAGCAGAAGATTTCAGATCGAAGATATAGCACGTTTCTTTGGTGTGCCGTCTGTTTTGATAAATGACACAAACGCAGCGACAACTTGGGGCAGTGGAATTCAACAAATTGTTAATGGTTTTTACAAGCTTACATTGCGCCCATATCTAGAAAGATACGAGGCTAGCATGAAGTCTCGTCTATTAACACCACAAGAGCGTCTTGAATATGATATTGAGTTTGATTTTAATGCGTTGTTGCGACCCGATATATCAGAAAGACGAAAAACATATAAAGAAGCTATTATGTCAGGACAAATGACACCAAATGAAGCCCGAATAATGGAAGGTGATAAGCCTATCAATGGCGGTGACAGGGCATTTTTACAGCAACAAATGACGCCAATCGAAATGCTGCCTATTTTTAGAAGTTCACAGTAATTTAAACAAAAAAATTTAGAGGTAAAAATGCAATTAAATACACTTTATCAGGTTATAGACGGTTCAGGAGATAGTCTTATAGAAGTTGTGGGCGGCACTGTTCGTCTTTATACATGGATAAAACAGCCTCAATCTTCGCCGATTTCGGATGATTTCAATGCTTATGAAGATATTGAGAGTATTTCTATGAAATCTTTTAGTGCTCTTCCTAAGTATGTATATGCAGTTCAGCAATCTGGTACAACCACGGCGATTAGGACTTCTGGCTTTAGAGTGGAGACTTTATAATGAAAATACAGTGGCAAGCACCAATAAAAGCATTAGAGAAGTGGCAACCAGAAATAAGAGCCGCCTCAAGTGGCGATAATGAAATAGATATGTATGACATAATTGGAGAGGGTCTTTATACGCAGGGAGTTACTCTTAATTATGTTTCAAATGGCCTGAAGAAAGCCAATAAAGGCGATGTAGTTGTTAATATCAACTCGGCAGGTGGAGATATGTTTGAGGGGCTGGCCATTTATAACCTTTTGAAAGAATATGAAGGACGTGTGACTGTTAAAATTATGGGAATGGCCGCAAGTGCCGCGTCAATCATTGCCATGGCGGGGGATGATATTGAAATCGGTGAAAGTGCTTTTTTCATGATACATAACGCTTGGTCAGTTGCTATAGGCAATAAAAACGATTTTACAAAAGCAGCGGATGATTTCGCAAAGTTTGACGATGCGATGGCTTTGATATACTCGAAAAAAACAGGAAAAGATTATGATGAGATCGTATCAATGATGGACGATGAAACATGGATTTCTGGAAAAGATAGCGTTGATATGGGTTTTGCAACATCATTACTTGATGATGATGATATTTCAGAGGTGGATAGTGATAAGTCTGCGAAAGCACTAAGAAAAATAGATACAGCCCTAGCAAAAGCGGGGGTTACAAGGTCAGAAAGACGTGACCTATTAAAAGAGCTTAACAGTACGCCGAGCGCTACTGATAATACTACGCCGAGCGCTAGTGATGAAGTTGTGGAGGCATTAAAGTCTTTGCAAAATACAATCCAAAACTTAACAAAAGGAAATTGATAATGGAAACATTAGAAATCGTTAAGGGCGTTCAGGCATCTATGGAGAAAATGGACGCTCACAATAAAGAGGTTCTTGCTAGTTTGCAGGAATCTACAAAAAACAATGGTGAAATGTCTAAAGATGCCCTTGCAAAGGCAGAGGCTTCAGCTAGTGAAATTCAGAAAATTTCTGCTTCTATTCTTGAAATGGAGCAAAAACTTGCTGATAACGTAAAAGCTGGAACAGCGTCACCAAAAACCCTTGGGCAGATTGTTTCTAAGTCTGAATCTTACAAGCAGTTTGCAAGTGGTGAGACCCGTCATATGCGTGTAAATGCTAACACAATCACGGGGCAATCTGGTTCACCTGCTGTTAATAGTGATACTTTGGTGCAAGCTGATCGTTTGTCAGGTATTGTGCCTGGTGCGTTCCGTTCACTGCGTATTAAGGATATTTTACCAGTAGGTACAACAACGTCAAATGCAGTTGAATATACTCGTGAGCTTGCGTTTACGAATGCGGCTGCTGAAACAGCAGAGGGTGCGCAAAAGCCAGAGGCTACACTAACTTTTGAGTTGGTAACTGCAAATGTGGCAACCATTGCTCACTTTATCAAGGTTTCTAAGCAGGTTCTAGAAGATAGTTCTGCACTTGAAAGCTACATTGATAATCGTTTGCGCTATGGTGTTGAGCTTCGTTACGATAACCAGCTTTTGAACGGTAACGGTACAGGCCAGAATATTTCTGGTATTACAGATAGTGGTAACTATACAGCGTTTACACCTGTGACAGGTGAAAATGCTCTAGACAGTATCAATCGTGCTATTCAGGCTGTTGAAGTGGCTGACTACATGGCAACAGGGATTATTCTTAACCCTGCTGATTGGCATGCTATCGAACGCTTGAAGGTTGGTACATCTGATGACCGTTATATTATTGGTGACCCTGCAGCCGCTATGGGGGCGCGTCTATGGGGATTACCCGTGGTTATCTCAAACAATCTTGCATCTGGTAAAGTTGTTGTTGGTGACTTCCAAAACGCCTATCAAGTGTTTGATCGTTCTGGGGTTGTTGTTGAGATGTTTGAGCAAGACAGCGACAACGTACAGAAAAACCTACTGACAGTACGTGCAGAGGCGCGTGGTACACTTGCCACATTTGTCCCTGCTGCTGTTCAGTATGGTGACTTAACACAATAATGAAGTTTCCCCGCTCAAAATGGGCGGGGACTTTGTTTGTATGGAGTTTTAAAATGAAAAAAATTACATTTAACAGGAATTTTACAAGCCCAGTTTTTGGTAATGTCTGGATTGGCAGGACAATTGAAGTAAAACCAAAAGATGCTGAAAAATATGTCAATATGGGGTGGGCTGATATGGTTATGGAGCGCAAAATCGAGGAAACAAAAAAGATTTATGCGGAAAAAACAGAAAATCAAGAAATGAAAGAGGAAGTTGATGGCAATAGTAAGCCTAAGCGAAGCAAAAAGTCATCTAAGAGTAGATCAAAGTGACGAAGACACTTTAATACAGGTTTATATTGATGCGGCTATAGATTATGTCGGAAATTACTTAAATTGCTCTAATTACCCGCAATCTGCGTCTATCAAGGCCGCCGTTCTTCTTTTGGTAGGTGATTTATATGAAAACCGTGAATCGGCATCTGATATAGAGATTATTCGTAATCCTACGGTTGATAATTTGTTGTTTCCGTATCGTGTTAGGATGGGCTTATGAGTGTTTGTTATGATTTGAATATATATAAGGGCGCTGATTTTGTTTTTAAATTCAGATTGCGGTCTGATAATGATTATTTAAATCCTACTGAAGTGACATTTAAGGCCTCAGCTTCTTCGGATGGTTCGGCGGTTATTGATAAATCATTGTCTGATAGCCCTACAGATATAACTATAGATAGTTCTGATAATTATTTAATAACTATAACAGTCCCATATTCTGAAACAGACGCAATAACACAAGCAAATTTAGTTTATCAAATAGACGCAACTATTAGTGGGTTAATCTATAGGAAGCTTATGGGTAATATAAGATTATATGAGGCAATTTCATGACAGATTATATAGAGATAAAAACAGATAATGTTGTTGAAATAGTCCAGACAGGCGCACAGGGGGCGCAAGGTATTCAGGGAGAAGCTGGTAGCGATGGTGCGTCTACAGGTTCTCAAGTTTCAGTGGATAATACTAATTTAAAAGTTTTAAGTGGTGAGGATGACCAAACTCTTTGGGAGCAAAACGACACAGCTCTTTTAAATGCGCGGACAACGGGAATAAGATATGGCGGTATTGTATCGGTTAATGGTGGGATAGGTGTCGGCGATACGGTTGATATAACAGCAGGTGCAGGACAAATATTAAACAATACGGATGCGTCTAATCCAACGTATACAAGTATTACATGGACAGCGAAAACTGATCTATCATTGAGTGCGACAAGTCCTAATATTACATATTGGTATGTTGACGATAATTCGGACACAATAAAGCAGACAACAACCGTCCCTACTGGATCACAAAGAAGGACGAGAATATATTTGGCGAGAACGTCATATACATCATCTATTTCTGCTATAACTGGTTTATCATCCGAGGTTAACCCTGTCCAACAAGAGGGGCAGTCTATAAAAGACCTAGCGAATGCATTAGGGGCTATTAGGGCTTCTAAATCAGATTTAGTACCTACTTATGTGGGGTCAAATTTAAAGCTAAAAATAACCGAGGGCGGTATATTTGATTATGGGTCTAATTATGACACAAGTTATATAGACCCTCATGTAGTTTCTTATGATGAATTTGACACAAGCGGTTCTGATATTATTCGCTATGCCACACCAAGTGGTGTTATTGCGACTGATTTAACAGATATTCAGGTTGCTAATTACGCACCTTCTGGAGTTATTACGGCAATTCCGGGTGCGAATACTCGCGTAGGGATGCATTTTGTGTTTAGGTTCGCTGGTTCGGTTGGTAATGTAAGGTTAGCTTATGGCAATAACTATTACACTAACGCATCTGATGCATTGGCCGCTTTGCAAAGTATAGACCCTTATGCATTAGTTCCAGCATCTTTTGAAAATGCACTTCTTTTGGGGGTGATTATAGCTACTAAAGTGGAGACAGATTTAAGTTTAGCAACTTTCAGAAAAACAAATATATTGGGTGAGTTTTGATTGTCGTTTGCGTTGCTTCTGGTCATTCTTTGACAAAAGAAGATGTTGAATATTGCAAAGGAAAGGCAAAAGTTTACATTGTAAACGATGGTTATAAATTAGCACCATGGGCTGACTTACTTTACGCGGCACACACCGATCGTGACTGGGAAACAACGCAAACGACAATCAAAACTCACCCAATATATTTGTTTTTCTGAAAGTTGCTA